ACGGTGACGTCCCGAAGCGAGCCCAGGTAGAACCGGCACGTGTATATTCAGCACCGTCAGCAAGAACGAACACGTGCTGGCCCGGTGTTGCAGTGGTATAGAGATCCCGATCATTAGCCGTGCGGAACAGGAGCACCCCACCCGACGTCGTCGTGTACTGGAACGACTGCGTGATGACCACGCCCGCCGAGCTGGTGGCCGTAGCAGTGGACGGGATCGTGATCGTTGCCAGCTCGGTTGCACCAGCGACGCCCGCAATTGACGGCTTCACCGGGGACGCAGCAGCAGCTCCTGTGACAACACCGAAGATGGGCAGGTTATCAGCATCCGCATATGGGGCGACACTCTCGTTCTGCTTGAAATAGAGCACCGAGATCTGCGAGTTCGCCAGCGGGATCGGGAGCAGCGGCGACTGGGCCACGCCATCGTTCGCCTGGAACAGGGGGCCGCCGCCGCGAACCGAGACACCCTCGAACTCCGCGATATCCAGCTTCATGTCAGCGCGAGACGTTACCAGCACATTTGTGTGCCGCGGGAAAATGCCCGCGCGAGGGGTGCCCGCCGTGTCGCGAACGATCAGCCCCGCAAGGTTCTTGCGGAGTTCGGTCGAATCCACCGTGCCAGAAGCGCCGGGGAATGAATCTTGAAGGGCCATGGTGTCTCCTACCAATAGGCGGCGCTGGTATGCGCCGTGAGTGTTGGGGTGCCAGTAACAGCCCCGAGAGCAACGAACTGAATTTCACGGGACCCGGGCGTGCCACCAATAGCAGCCGGGACTGACCACCAGTCCGAGCGCGTCAGATACCCCGACACGTCTGACGCGCCGTCGATAGACGCCCGGCCCGTGCGCGGATTCAGGTAGACGGTCGAGCCCAAAGGGATAGGCCGCTCGAACCGAACAACCCGGCCTGTGCTCGTCTCCGTCAGTTCAAACCCGCCCGACATGCCGCCCGTGATTTCCAGGGAAGAGTATGTCTCGGCAGTCCCCGGATTCACGGTCACGACCCGGCCAGGATTGCCAGCCGTACCATAACCGATCGGATACGTGATCGGGTAGGCCAGACCGCCACCAGCCGTCGGGAGGCCGGTGGAAACGGATACTGCTGGGCCGTACCGGAGCGGGTCGAGGGCCACCATGAGCAGGCTGAAATCGCACACCCGAGCGCCCGGATCCGGCGCAGGAACGAACCGCCGCACCGACACCGACCGCGAGGTAGTTCCCTCATCGTCGGTTACGGACACTGTCACCATGGGACCGGTCGAGATGGCCGCCCGGAGGGCATTCATCATCGACAGCCACGAGGCACCACGAAACCAGCCATCCATCTCCATGACCAGAGACGACCGCCAGTCCTCGGCGATACCATACGCGCCATGCGCAACCGGGCGCTCACGAATGTCGGACTTCGAATCCGACAGCGAATACCAGTCGCTGAAAAACTTCGACCCGACCTGGTAGACATCATCAGCGCGCTGGTACGTGCCATCCATGGCGAGCGCAGCAATATGCACGATTGCGGTCATTATGCCCTCCCTGCCAGTGCGGTTCTCACTTCACGGCCGACGATGCGGCCGAGGACCCGTGGGTCTTCGTTCTGCACGGTTACGACCTCGACCGTGACGGTGGCCGGGCGATCCGGGGTTCCCATCCCCGGCGACGTGGTGATGCCACCTGAAGCCATCGGCATGACGCCCATGCGCCGCATAGTCTCGAGAAGAATCGACATGGACCGTGCGGATCCGTCGATGGGAATGAACGACTCAGGCACGTCCGACCGGTCACCGACGACGCGCCAGGTGTCCTGAGGTACGACCTGCGCGACAGACGACATCGGTGTGAGGCCGCGCAAGCCACCCTGCGCCATGAACTCGACCACGCCACCGGTGGCTTCCTTGAGCACCCCGAGCCCGTTTCCGTATGCACCCGGCGCCCCCGCCCCGGACGTGATTCTGAACAGGTTCGCAATCTTGCCCTCGGCAGGACTAGTGTCTGCGTCGATCACGACCGTGCCGTCCGGCAGCGTCGTCACCCGATCTGCAAGGGCCTGCACGACAGCCTGCTGAGCCGCCGCGTTCGACCCGAACTCGGTCGTCTTGGACACAGGGGTCTCCAGAACGGTATCGATCAGCGCGCGCGCCTCTTCCTCCGTGAGGCCCATCTGAACCATCTGGCCGACGAGGGCGTCCTTCGACGCGTTGTAGCGCGCCGTCAGCTCGTCCTGGCTTTCGCCCGTCGTAGCTGCCGCGGCGACCTCTTCCCCCATCGCCGCGATCGAGTTGCGTACCTGGTCCTCAAGCAGCTTGCCCGAGTCGGATGCGCGAATGTTCGCCAGGTCGATACCGTCGAGTCCATAAGTGGCCCCTTCGGCTGTGACGCCGACCTCACCGATGGTATCGATCAGTCGTAGCGAGGCATCGTTGAGGAAGCCCATTGCGACAGCACCATCACCGAATTCGTTCAGCTTGTCGCGGGCATCCTCGATCCCCGGCAGAAGGTTGTTGCGCATGTTTTCGGCAGCAGTGGTGGTCTCGTCCTTGAACCCACGCATGCTGTCGGCGAGGTCGCCGAGGCCACCATCGTTACCCCAATTGAATTTTGAGACGACTCCCGCCATGCCATCGAGTACATCAGCGAGAGGGCCGGAGACAAATTCGCCGAGCGCTTCCGTGCTGTCTGCAGTGGCCTCAACCATGGTCACGCCGAAGTCGAGCGCCCCGTTCGCGAGGTCGAGAAAGAACTGCAGCATCGGACCGCGGTTGGACGAGATCCAATCAGCCGCCTCGCCGAGTGGATCCGAGAAGGCAGCTGCGAGGGCGCCCTTCATCCCGTCAGCCGCGACCTCGATATTGCGCGATGCCTGCTCCATTTTCGTGGCGTCATTGTCCGCGAGGGTGTCGAACATCTTCTGTGCTGCGCCCGTAACGCCGTCGAGCTGGGCAACAGCAGTCGAGAGGTCCATTGAGAACAGCGCTGTGCCGAGATCTTCGGCCTGAGTACCAAACAATGCCACGGCGGCCGCGTTACGCAGCACCGGATCTTCGGTCTCGCGAAGCTTATCTAGCACGAGCGAGAGCCCATCGTTGGCATCCTGACCACCGCGCGAGATCTTCGCCGTCATATCTTCCGCGTCAAGTCCGAGCGCTTTGAATCCTGCTGCCGACGCTTTAGACGAATCAGTGGCCCGGATCTGGAATTCCTTGAGCGCATCGGCCGCGAGGTCGCTGTTGCGCGCACCAGCACCGAGGCCCTGGTTGAGAAGTCCGAGTGCTTCCTCCGCCGACAGGCCGAGGCGGGAGAACGTAGCCGGATACTCAGTGAAAGTGTCAACCAGGTCTTCGCTGCGATTCACGCCTTCGCGCGCACCCGTAGCAAGGATGTCGAAGGCGTTCTCGGCAGACTTCGCCAGACCTGCGTTCAGCATCGTCGTGACGGCTGCCGCGATCGGGCGTACATCCTCACCGAGAACACTCGCGATACCAGACAGCCCTTCGACGACTTTCTGCGCGCTCTTCGTGGAGGTATCAGCGTTGATGAGATCGAACTGCAGGGCAAGCCGCGTCGTGTCCATGTTCGCTTCGACAGAATCACCGAAGACGTTCGCATACGCTTCGCCGGCAGCACGGCCCAGACGGAGAGCATCAGCCTCGCTGATACCCGTCAGCGCCTGCAGACGGTCGTTGCCAACCTCAACCTGCAGCCCGTCCTGAATCGCACCAGTGATGGCCTTACCGATGCCAACCGCTGCGAGGATAATTCCACCCGCGATCGGGATGGCGACCAGCGCCGAAATGAGAGTCTCCTCGATGTCGCCGCCGACAGCATCGCCGACCTTCTGGCCTGCGCCGCGAGTAGCAGAGTCAAGTCCGCCAGAGAATGACTTCCCACCCTTATCACCAGCCGTGCGAGCCTTCGACGCGAACTGATCAAGCTCACCCTCAGCCTTGACCGTCGACGCATCGATCTGAATCTCATTCTTCGCCGTGCGCAGGCCGGTCAGGTTGCGTTCGATCTTCGATAGAGCAGCCTCAGCACGACGCACATCAGCCGTCACATCGAGCCCTCCGAGAGCACGCACCTCAAGATCAGCAAGACGCTGCTTCGCCCGATCAAAGCCCTTCTCAGCCCGCGTGATATCCGCGTCGAGCTTCAGCGAGGTGCTCTGCGATACCAGCTTCTTCGCCGCGCCCTCAACCCGGTCCATGCTGGCAAGGGCGCCCTTTTCGTCCCCATCGATCTTCTGCTTGATCGGCTTCTTCTCGATGCGCTCACCGATGGACTTGACGTCCTTGTCAGCCTTCTGGACCTGCGTCGTATCGGCCGTGAACAATACCTCGAGTTGCGCCGCCCTGAGAGTAGCCATGAGTCACCTCCGGGTGAGTACCGCCCGCAATCGCGTCGGCGAATCGATCAAGCTGAATATCACCGCCCGAACACCGGGCCATGGACGTGCGAGAACAGCGGGGTCGTACAGGTCAATGCCGCGCTCAGCGAGCTCCGCGACGACCAGTCGCCAGTTAGTAATGAGAGCCAGAAGCGACCCGTCTATGTCAGCCGGTGCCGTAGTGCCTGGCATGGCGTCGGGCGCTTCAGGTTTCAGATGTTGGGGCACCGGTTTGTAGTCCGCATACCACCCGTCAGCATCAGGATCCCCGATGCCGTACGGTGCCCAGTCCTCGGCGGTGTTCAGCCTTTTGGGGCCGCATCACCCACAGTTCCAGGGGTGAGTTCGCGAGGCAGCCACAGCAGCTTCGCGAGAGTGTCGGCGTATTCCTTGCCGCGTGCCCAGTAGAAGACCGCATAGTAGGCCACACGGTCGATAGTCGCGGCGGGAACCTTGTTGGCCACCATGGCCGCGTACGCATCCCCCAGGGCGGGGTGCTCGTCGCCGATGCTGTCGAGCATCGCCTGTACCTCGGGGGGGATCTCCCCTTTGACGAGACCGAGCTTCACCTCGCCACGAACGGCCGCGGCGAGGATCATCTTTGCGGCCTCGACGCTGGGAGGCCGTACCGAGTAGGTACGGTCTCCCAGCAGGATTTCGAGGTCAGGCGCTACCCATTCACTGAAGTCGATAGCGCCCATGGGTTACGCCGCCCGTGTGTAGTCGACCGAAGGCGACGTGCCAGCGGGGGTGGTGACGACGACAGGCACGGTGCCCGCAGTATCGCTGGGCAGAACTGCCACGATCGTGGTCGAGCTGACGACAGCGAACGAACTCGCCTCGAGGGTATCGAACGTGACCGAGGTCGTACCCGTGAGGTTCGTACCCGTGATGGTGACCTGATCGCCGGTCCCTGCAGGGTTCGTTCCCGGGGAAGATGCCGACACGGTCGATACGACCGGCGTGGTGACTCCCCAGCCCGCGAATGGGTTGACGATCTTGTCGTAGGTGCCCTTACCGGTCAGGGTAACCGACAGCACCTCAATCTCGCCGTTCGGTCCGGTGTTCTGCCGGGTGGTGGCGACGGTGAAGAACCCCTGGCCGGCGTCGTTCGCGTTGGGCGCCCCGGTCTCGGGCTTGTGGTACCAGCGCGCCTCGATGACGGCCAACTCACCCTTCGCGTCCGGGCCAGTGCGGGCGATGACTGCCTCAACCTCGGGCAGATAGAGACCCGTCGTAACGCTCCGGTTCACCTGGGCATTGAATGCGTGGTTGATGCTCCACCCGGTGACGTCAGTATTCTGGGCGCCGAGGTCGTCGTAGGTCTGGGCGTCTTGAGTGGTCGGTGTCGGCGACGGCTGGAAACCGCTGATGCGGCGGAACGGCTGCCAGACCTTCGAGGCCAGCGTTCCGACGTTGATGTCGATGCCGTACTCAAAGCTCTTGCCGAGCGTTGTGCCAGCGGGAAGGGGGACTGTGCTGCTCATGTGAGAGCCTCCAAATTGTCGAGAATGATGAGGTAGTTCTCCGTGCGCTCTTCGCGACGGTTGTCGTCGGCACCGGCTGGTGCCATTGATATCCGGCTGATGCCGCTGATCCCTCCCACACGGGAAAGTCCTTGGAGTGCCGCGAACGCCGGGGCCGCGAGCACGTCGGCGCCATCGGGGCGACCGGGTTCGCCGCGCAGCCGAAGCTGGACGCGGCGCGACCCGTAATGCTCGGTCAGGCTGTCGGCGGCCCCGTAGACGCGGACGCCGACCGCCTTGTCGGGGGAAGTACCGAGCGCGCCGTAGAAGATGATCACGGGGTCGGCCGCATAGATGTAGTCCGGATCACCGGGGTTCCAGTCCCAGTCTGGGATCTCGCCGAGAAGAGAGCAGATGAGCATAGTGAGGGTGCGATCATCCAAGAGCGGCCCGCACCTTCTCCGCGAGGATCGCGCCCACGTCGACCTCATCGAGAGCAGCCTCAAGGAACTTAGCCTGCTCGCCAGGCTTGTGCTGATAGTCAAGGTTCTCGTGCTGTATGCGGGAAATATGCGACTTGAATCCCACCTGAAGGGTGAGGTCATCTACCAAGGAGAATCCGGACTTGTCTGAGACACCTTCATCGGACGGGCTGAGCTCCCGGGCGCGTTTCAGAATCGCCTTTCCCGCTTCCTTTAGCCCTGCTTGCACAGCCTTCTCGACCTCCGAGGTGACGGGCACTTGACTCTTCACGGTGACCTCCTAATTCAGGGACAGGATCAGGAACGAGTCGAGATCGTCGACACCGTTTTCGTCGGCGCTGACGGCGAGCACTTCCGCTTCGCGTTCCCGAGCGCTACCGGGCCACACGGTGACGAGCGAGCCCACCGGGACATGCTCGGCAATCGGCACGGTCACCGAAGAGGACGACACGACCTCGGCCCCGGCGGAGTTGCGGACGAGACGCTGCTCGTCCTTCACCTCGGCCGCCACAGTGCGCGCGGCGGCATAGCCGGTGCCCATGCCGCCGGACGGCAGGGCGTTTCGAATGCTCACCGTGTGCGGATAGAAGAACGGATCGTCCCAGCTCACGAGTACTTCTCCTCAGGCCATTCGCGCCCGAATGCGCGCGCCTCCGGAAAGCTCCCAACGGGACGGCCGGCCGGTGCCGCATCACACAGGTAGCGGAGACTTGCTATGTCGTCGTTGCTGAACGCCCCACTGAGGTCGTTGTAGCTGATCGAGGTCCCATTCCTCCCGCGGGACTTCACCCGGCGTGCGCCCGGCGCCGGGACCTCAGCGACGACGCCCTTGAGGATCGCGAGAGCATCGAGCTTGCGGTCGTCGTCGTCGGGGATCGAATTGAGACAGGGGGCGATGGAGCGCGCACGCACCAGAATGCGGCGTGCGAGGTCCTCGTCAGTGCTGATTTCGTTCGGGGATATCACTCCACCGCCCCCTTCTCGTTACTTCTTGTTTTCGGCTGCGGCCTTGTCGGCCGCGGCCTTGTCGGCGTCGGCCTTGGCCTCGTCTACCACTTCGGGCAGCTCGAAGACCTCGATGAGCCCCGCCGCGAGGAGGTGCTTCGCGTTCGCCTCATCGAGAGCGTCGGCGAGAAACACGCCGCCACGGTCGATGTAGCGCTCGTGGCTGTCCTTGCGGATGACCGCGACAGCGCCCTTGACTCGGTATGCTTTCGGCTTCGAGACGGCCATCAGAGGAGCGTTCCCGTGATGGTGATTCCGGCGAGCGGCTCGGTGACGACGGGGACCGTGACGCGACGCACGCGCAGCTCGTACTTGTCGAGGGAGCCGGCACGAGTGCTGGACACCTCGACCTGCGAACCGGCGTACCGCACGAACTCCGGCGACTGCAGGGACTCGTCCGCCATGCCGCCGAGCTGATCCACGTCCAGAAACAGCGGGTTGTCGCTGAGGTAGGTCGGCGATGTGGTCCACGTGTACCCGAGCGCGTCGAACGGCAGGTTGCCGGACAGAACGATGTTCGCCTGCTCCCTCGGGAACGCGCCAGCATCCACGAGAATGCCGACGAGCTTCGCGAACTTCGCCGGCTTCAGGACAATGACCTGAAGGTCGATGCCGGTGCCGTCTCCGCGGAGTCCGTTTTGGGTCACGAGAGTCTCGAGCACCGCGCCGGGAGTCGTCCACGCAGCCGAAGCCGCCGCCGAGGTCGTGACCTTCGACGCGATAACGGCCATGCTCCGAAGGTCGACATCCTGGATGACGGTGTTCGCGAGCCGGACGAGGCCCTTGTTCACGTAGCTGATGCCCTCGCGGGAAATCTTCTCGTCGGAGATGTCCGTGCCTATGCCGCGCTTGTCGGTCTTCGCAGCGGCGATTTCACCACTGGTGAGGACCGTCTTCGGGTATGCCGAACCGGGCGCGATGACCTCGGGCGAGTCAGCGGCGAACAGCTCCTCGCCGGTCTCGTAGAAGATGCCGCCGCCGACCGCGTTGAAGCGGCCACGCAGCAGGAAGTCCGCGATGAACTTCTGATCCGCGAGAGCGGCCGCGCGCTTGGCGATGACATTCGGGTTGGACAGGAGCAGGTGAATCTGCGCCGTGGTGAGCGTGCCCGTGGGACGCGCCACCGGGTAGGTGTAAGACGCCATGTCTTTTCTTGCTCCTTAGATGAAGAGGACGTCGACGACGTCCAGGTCGGCGGCGGCAGCGGTGAGAGCGATGCCGATGGGGTTGGCTCCGGCGCCAACGGTCGCGATCTTCCCGGTTGCAGCCGAGATGACCTTGGTGCCGGCAGCGATGGCCGCGGAGGCGACGAGCTTCTGCACGCCACCCGATCGCGGGTAGACGGTCACCGGCTCGCCGGAAAGGGCATCGAAGCCCGCGATGCCGACGACGTTTGCAGCGTCAGCACCGGCGGACGCGACGGTCCCCGCACCGGAGGCGATGAGAACGCGGCCACCGGTCACGTCTGCCGAAGCGGCCAGCGTGAAAGGCTTGCCGGAATCGAACTTGGGCAGGTAGTCAGCCATGGTTAGGCCTCCTTCGTGTCGTTGCCGAACGCGAGCGCGTACAGGTTGTCCGCTTCGGTCGGTTCATCGGCGGTGCCGATCTCGGTGACCGGGACGGTGTTTTTCGCCAGCGAGGCGATGAGGGCAGTCGTGACCTCTTCGCTCGCGTTCAGCGAGTCGAGCCACGTGGCGCGCGAGGCGGGCGCGATGCGGCCGTCCTGCACGGCGCTGTCCACGATCGCGGTGCGGCGCGCGGTGTCCTGCGCTTCGCTGGCCTTGCGACCCAGCGCGGCGGACGCCTGGAGGTCACTCAGCACGGCGGAGTCGATCAGGACGGTGCCGGCCGGGACAGCGGCCGCGACGGTGGGTGCGGTGGCCTGGTCGAGCACCACGTCGAAAGCCGCGAGAAGCGACTCGTCAGTGATTGCGGAATCGGTTACGCCGAGCCGCTCGAGGAGGCCAGCCTTCAGAATGTCACTCATGGCGAGTGGGTCCTTTCGGTTGGTGTGTCCCGGCTCGGACGAGCTCGGGAGATTGAGGGACGCGAGCGACGGAATCGCCGTTCGCGCTCGCGCAGCGAACCGCGCGCGGTCAACTGGCTCAGATGCGGGAGAATCGACCCACTCATCGGCGAGGCCAGCGGCGACGGCTTCTTCAGCCGTGTACCAGGTCTCTGCCTTCATGGCGGCGCGCCACTGAGCCCGGTCGGTTCCAGTGCGGCCGGCGTAGACATCCGCAAGGGAGTCGGACAGCTTCTGCAGCACGTCCGAAACCTCGAGCATGTCGGTCGCGTTGCCGAACACCCCGCCGGATGCATCGTGAATCATCAGCTGCGAGCCGCGGTTCATGACGATCTTGTCGCCCGCCATCGCAATGATCGATGCCGCCGAAGCGGCGAGGCCGTCGATGTGCACGGTGACATTGGCGGGGTGCCGGCGGATCGCGTTCATGATCGCGATGCCATCCCATGCGGCGCCGCCCGGGGAGTTGATGTAGACGTTCAGCTCGGCAACGTCGAGCGCAGCGAGTTCAGTCGCCATGCTCTGCGCCGATACACCGCCACCCCAGAAGCTGTCGCCGATGTCGCCGTAGATGAACACGTCGGCCGAACTCGGCGCGCCCGTGTCATTCGCCGCCGCGCGTGCGTCGATGCGGAACCACGTCCGGGCCTTCTGTTCGTCGGTCATGCTGCCTCCTTAGGCTGGTACCGCCGGAGCGGGTGCAGTAGTGTCTTTGACGGGCAAACTGAACGCCGCCCGCATGAATGATTCGAGCGTCTCGTCGGGCTGAATAACGCCCGAATCGACAAAGCTCTTCAGCGCCTCCGCCGACAGCGAGCCGCCACCGATCGGTTTGAACACCAGACGCGGGGCTGGTTCGTTCTCGCCCCAGTTCAAGTCGACGAGATCTTCGATGACGTGCGCGTTTACGATGTCCCTGATCTGGGCCGCAACGGCGTTCAGCGAGCTGGTGAAGAAGTCAGCGAACGTCGAGCCGAGCGCCCACGATCCCGTCTCAGTACCGAGGTTCAGGAAGTGCGCCAGCACCGCGCGCGCAATCTGCTCGTCGTGATACCGAATCGGCTTATCGGTGTCGGGCAGCTTGCCCGTGACACCCATGAGCGTGAGCTGCGAAGTGTTCGGAATCGACGCACCGGCAGCTTCACCAGCACGAAAGCCCTTCGCGAGTTTCAGCCCGGCATCCTTCTCCGATTTCTGCCACGCTTCGCGCTCTTCAGCACTCGCGTCCTTGGGGACCTCTGCACCCGTGTAGACCGGCACGCCGAGGCCGTTGCGCTCGACCGTGAGGGCCTGAGCGCGCAGCATGCGGTCCTTGAGCAGCCAGTTCTTGTACGCCGTGCGCAGCAGCGAGGTGCCGATCCAGTTGCCGCCCTCGCGGTCGTTGATGTAGGCCACCAGGCGGCCGACAGGGATCGGCGACTTGACGCCGTGCTGCTCGATCGATACAAGGCCACCATCGCGGGCGACCGTCACATTCGAGATGCTGCGAGGAGGCCGCCACGCCAGTTTCTTGAGCCGCAACTTCTCACCCTCAGGCTGGTACACCTGCTCGAAATATGAGTGGCCGTAGACCAGCTCAAGCAGCGCCAGCCGCAGGTGCTCGCCCCACTGGAACCGGCCCTTCGTGCGCAACGGATTCACCGGCTCGCGACCCTTGACCTGCAACCCGAGATCGGTGGCCACGAGATTCACGACTTCGTCGCTCGCGCCGGCCGGATCAATCATCCACTCGGCCCCGCGAATCGGGAGCGTCACAGCGCGCAGCACGGAACCGATCTGCGAGTCCTCGCGTCGCATCTTGTCGAATACATCGACCGACAGCGGCCAGGATAGATCCGGGTTCGTCTCGTGAGACTCCGCAGCCATGCTCGCCCAAGACGACAGCCCGCTTACTTGATAGCCCTGCTCAGCCATGCGGCACCTACTTTCAGAAATTGGCGGTGGCGAGGTTCACATCGGACGGCGTTACGTCATCGCGGGTGACCATCTCGGCCGGGGGTGGTGGCGGTGGGGTTTCTTCGACGGGCTCGGGCTTGAGCAGTTCGAGCGCGTAGAGCGCGATCGTCTCCGCAATCAGGCCGGCGATGTCGATCGGCAGCGACTTCGGCCGCGACCACGCCATGTTGTCGGCGTACGGAACGACGACGCCGCCCTGCACAGCAAGGTCGATGTCGGGCTGCTTGACGACGACGAGCTTCTCGTCACGCACCGCATCCCGATAACGACCAGTAGCGATCGCATACTTCGGACCGTCGAACTCATGGACAGTGAAGCCGAGCTTCTTGAGCGGCTCGATGAACTCCATCGCAGGGCAGCCCTTGGCATTCACGGCGACTTCCCACTGCCCCGACGCCTCGGCCAGCTCGGCCAGATACTCAGGTAGCCACATCATCCCGGCACGCTTCAAACGCACCGTCGCGAACGGACTACCATCCTCGGTCAGAACGGCAGCAGAGAGCCACGTAGTGGAGCGATCATGCGACGTATCGACGCCCCAGACAGTGCGGGAACCCTTCGCAATCGCGAGGTCTTCCAGCGCCACCACACGGAGCCGGTACTCCTTCACGTCGATGAACGAATCCACGTCAGCGACAACCCACTGGCACAGCACCTCGGTGCGGTACCCGGCCTCGGTCATTCCACGAATATCCGAGAGAGCCGACTGGACCGTCATGGCACCGTGACCGATAGACGGGTTGGCCTGCAGGATCGCGTCGACGTCATCGAGCGCGCACCCATCGGGCGCCGACCACTCGAACAGACCGAGGGTGACATCGTGGCTGTTGGCGAAGTCCTCCGCCGACATGATGCCGGCCTCGACGTACTCTTCCCACTCTGCGATCGACTCAAGACCAGCCTTACGCTGCGTGCTCAGCACCACCGCCGACGAGTCACCAGCGTTCGAGATGCCCCACATCTGACCCGACCAGAACGACTTGAGTGTCTGTGACACTGCGTTCCACGCGGTCCACGTCTTCTGCTCGCGCATCTCGTCCATGAGCACGCGAGCGGCAGGCTTACCTCGGGCGTTCGCTGCGGCGCGGATCTCATAGTGAGCACGCGACCGGGCGTAGATGCCCTCCTTGCCGTTCGTGTCCGACACCTTCGCCGTCGCGTTCTGCAGCGCCGGCAGTGCGAGCTCGCGCTCCTCGTCCGTATTCGGCTCGGGGTCGCACCACATCTTCACCGCGGCCCACGGCTCGCGGGCAATGTCGAGATTCTGAGCGACGCCGACGACCTTGAACTTGACTGGCGGAACCATGTCAGGGTGACGCTTCGAATCAACGAACAGCCACCAGGCAGCGAGGACGGAGGCGAGAGTGGTCTTGCCCTGCTGCCTCGCCACGAGAACGATGACGCGCTTGAACCGATACTGCCCATCGGGAAGGATCTCGAGCGCGTGGATCAGTAGGAACTTCTGCCACGGGTAGAGGTCAACGCCGAGGAACGCGAGCGCGAACTTGATCACCTCAAACCCTCGCGAGGTCTCAGGTGTCAACTCGCGGAGAGGCTTAGTGAAAATGCGGGGCTCAGTACGACCCATGAGCTTCGGAGCCACGAGCACCTCCGCTAGAACTAACCGATACCGACCCCAGACAGGAAATCGGCCAACTGATCTTTGGGCGCAGGGGCCGACTTCTTACCGGCAGCAAGCTCGCCACGGCCGCCAGGGGTCAACCCGAGCGACTCGCAGTACTTCAAATACGTCGGCAGCGACACATTGTCCGACGCCGGCGGCCGCACCTTCGACTCAGGGTCATTCTCAATCTGCTCAAGAATGTGATCGATGATCGTGTCGAGGTCGTCGATCTTGTGCGCCAAGGCGAGCAGGGCAGCGATCGCGCCGGCGTCCTTGCCCTCCGCGTCCAAATGCGAAGCGGCAGCGACCGAAACGACAGTTCCCTCAACGACGTTGCCCATTTCGCCCCCCCCTTCTCGCGCAGGCGCGTGTGCGACCCCCGGTTTGAAGGTCGGGGAGAGAGGAAAGC